AGTTCCAGGACGAAGAACCAGTCAATCCGTTTGACTTTTGGGAAGGCGCAAACTTCAAACTAAAGATTCGTAATGTCGAAGGTTACCGTAACTATGACAAATCTGAGTTTGATTCACCTAAACCACTGTCTGGTGACGATGATGAGCTTGAAGGTATTTACAATAAGTTGCATGCGCTAAGTGAGTTTTCAGATCCTAAAAGCTACAAGTCCTATGCTGAACTCAAAGCTAAGTTGAATCAAGTACTTGGCGATGAAGGAATACATATGACTACAGCAGAATCAATTTCACTTGATGAAACGGATGATACACCAAGGATGTCTGCACCCAAGACAGTCGAGGAAACTGTTCCTGCATCTAGTAATAGTTCATCTGATGATAGCGATGATGACACTTTATCGTACTTTGCTAAACTAGCAGCACAATCATAAAGTAGTAAAAAAAGGGGCTTCGGCCCCTTAATTATTTATTGTGCAAAGTTACCACCTGTATTCCAAAGAGCCTCGCTTGGCGAATTTGGTGTCCTTACTGGACTTGGCGCAGGTGTCATTACCGTATTATTTGTTGTATTGTTGACTACGTTGCTTTTTGTAGAAGCATCTACGACATTATTAGAACTACTAGATTGTCTTATTTGACTTTGTTCTGAAGTTGCGTTTTCCATTTCTCCGCTCAGCAATTCAGCTTTTCTTTGATTTGGCGCAGAAAGCATTGGTGTTTTGTTTGTCTTTCTTTTTTTCTCAGCAACTATAGCGCGACTATATTCTTCTTTTTCTTTAGGAGATAGCGCGTCAAATTCATCCGGTGTTAATGATGGTAATGCATCATTAACATTTTCAACTTGAGTTACCTGAGGCAATTCTGTAACCTTTCCTGTTACTGAATTTACTTCAGCAACTCCTGCAATCTCATTTGTTTTAGGAGGCTTTACAACTTCTCCAGTTTCAGGATCCATTCCTGCAAACTCGTATACAGAATCAGGTACTGCTTTTGAAACAATATTACCTATATCATACCAAGGCGCATTGCTATCTGGAGATGGTAGGATTGATCTAAGAGCATACTTTAAAAACTCTTTTGCTTTATCTTGTAAACTTGTTAAAGTATCTTTAAAGCTAAAGTCAGAAATAGCTTTTGATATTTCTTCTGCACCTAACATACTCGCTAGTTTAGAAATTGCATTCCTGACTAAGTCAAACGGCATAGTAACTAAGCCAGTAACCATTTCTCGTATAGATGGAAACTCTTCACCATCAAATCCTAATTGCTCCATAAAAAAGTTTATTGATTCAGTGACAGTATCAAAAATTCCATTAACAATGTTACCAAAAATTTGATTAAAGTCTATACTGTTTAAAGCTTCTTCTACTTTATCAAATCCCAATGCACCTGCTAACCAAGCTGCTGCACCAGTAATGATATTCAAAAAGTCTCCAATAAAACCTTTAAAGAATCCTGTTATGCCACCTTTAATTGCACCGATGAATCCACCATCTTGGTAGCCTTTCCATATGCCCATGATTGTTTCATATAGGGTATAGAGAGGTGCAAAGATGCGAGATACAACTCTAAATATTAAACCAAATACTGTTCTAAATGTTTTGAACATTCCTCCAAGTTTTGAAACTGACTCAACAACCGCTTTGGAGTTTTTTATTATCGTTCCTATAGCAGCCATTCCTCGACTGATAGTATCAACTACTCCCTTAACGCCAGGGATTTTAAATATTCCTACTTTAAACATGTCCTTTACACGAGTAAAGAATCCAACTATGCTGGATATTGCAGAACCGAATGCACCGCCTACTGAACCAAGTCTTACCTTCAATGCATCGCCAATTGAATCAAATACTTTTGCTAAACTACCTGCTATTGCTTTAGGACTAATTGCTTTAAATAAATTTTTAAATCCAGTAATAATTGCTTTTAAATTTTTAAAATATGATGCAAATATACCAGCACCGGCACCAAGCGCTAAAGCAATGCCACCAATTATAAATTTAAGCCTTGCAAGTGAGTCTAAAAATCCCTCAACAACTTTTACGTCCTGTTGCGCTTGAGTAAGTTCTATATTTTCAATAGCTTCAAGCAAATCTTCTTGATATTCTTTTTGCTCACGTTGTAGTTCAATTTCTTTTAAAGAGTTTCCTTTAAAAAAAGTTATTAGTTCATTTATTTTAAAAGTAAAGGTATCAATTGTAAGTAACAAGTACTCATTAGTTTCAAATGAATTACTGCTAATAATATCAAGATCATTATTAACTTTTTTTAATTCTACAGTAACGTCATTAAGTGTCATTGCCATTTCTTATCCCTTTTTAGACATCCATGCGGTTACACCAACATATGCACCAGTTATACCAGCACAAGAAATATAAAATAAGCCAAGCAAATCACTTAATGCTGTAATTCTTGATTCGGAAACAATTGGAGTAAAAACAAAAAAGGTAACAACGCCGATCATAATCAAAGAAACCCAGGCCATTTGCTTTTGGCTTTCCATTTTACGATTCTTTATTTCAATTTCATTGAATACTTTTGCTAGTTCAGCATCAATGTCATTGACTTCGCCATCTTTGTTTAAATCTTTACTCATCCGTGTTTTGCCTTTCTAATTCTTTCGTTTTCTTCCTTAATATGTTCAATTAACATTGTCATATATACTTCCCTTTCCCATGGTAGCATTTCATTTAACTCAGTTAAACTATACTTGTGATGTTGCATTAAAGCAAAGTTAACTTTATAATGATTGACGATAGAGTCATGAGAAAGGGCTAGCTGAAAAAATTTGCTAATCCTTTTATTTCAACATCATTATGCGTAGAACAATTACTGCATTCAAAAGAAATCATTGTTCCTGCAGATGGCATGTTTTCGATAAAGTTTTTAATTTTGTTAAACTGCTCTGTATTAAGCGAATCAATAAAATCTTTTAGTTCATCTATGCTTTGTTCTTTTGCATCGAATATTTCATCACCAGAATAAATCGAGTCAATAGCTTTTGCAATAATAGTAAAAACTTTATTTACTTCATTATCATTTGAATCTTGAACATTTATCATGTCATTTACCGAAGGGTACTTCATTACAACACCGACTTTATCTGTTAGCTTAATTTTTAGCTCAGCAGTCTTAGGAACCTTAACATCTACTTTTGATAAGTTGACATTTACCGAGTTTTTTGTTTCGCAAGATTTGCACTTAACATTAACCTCAGTGGTTTCACCTGATGATTTTGATCGCAATTGCATAAACACGTATTCAAGATCAAACATAGTTAGTTCATCAACATTAATCAATCCTTCTGTGCAAGAATTGACAACATCTTTAAGAGCACGAACCATTTGTTTTTGATCGTTTGATTCCATTGCTAGCATTAAAATCTTTTCTTCCTTAACTAAGTAAGGTCTATATACAACCTTTTTAGCCGTTGAAGGTATTTTCATTTCATATCGCGGTGTATCTAATTTAGGTAAAGCCATTACATCATCTCCCTTATACTATAGTAGAAATTCCAAAGTCAGTTGGTATTGCGTTGGCGGCAGGAACTCTTTCCTGTGTATTTTCAGAGCTCCAATTGTCATATGAAAAAACTGCAGTACATCTCATAATTGTATTTTCATTTGTGTTTGATAATTCCATTGAGTTAAGCGTCGTAGGATATGCATCAAACAACGTAACAAATCTGTTTACTTGATCCTGCTCATTGAGGTGCTCAATCAATACTTGTTTTGTGTATTGACGTTTTAAGTTGATTGTATATGCGCCAGTTACAGTATCAATATTATTAATGACAGAGGATTGCCATCCTTTAAGATAGTTCCATGTATACCAATCGTTACTTAATATAAATGATACATTTACATCTTCATTAGCAAATGCATATGGGCGCTTGAACGATTTCATTGACGTCATATAATCTGAAGTAATTATTTGACGTCCAGGCCATGAAACCGAATCGCAAAATATATTTAACTTATTACTATCGTCATTAACAAAAGTTATGCGGTAGCGGTTACCTCGAGCAGCTCCGCCCGATGACCTAAATTGTGCGAGCATTTGATCCACAGTACTCATGATCGATATATCCTTTTAGATTCGTTCCAAACTTTTGTTTTTGTTGAACCTTTAAACTGCTCAGTTGGTAGGAATACTGCAATGTCCCATTCTGAAGCAGGTATCATTACGACCTTTGACCTTAAGTGTTTGGTTAAGTAGTGCTTAAAGCAAGGTTTAAACTCTCTGTATTTTGTGGCAGAAGATAAAATTTCATAATTAATTTTAAATCTAGTCCTGTCATTGTATCTTTTATTTGTTGCAACATCCATCAATTTATCAAGCAATACGGCTCGAGTATTAGGATGAAGATAGTGCAGGTTCAATCCATAAAATCCACCTTGAGCTGGGCCAACCATCAATGTAAGTGGAAACCTATCATAATATGGTAGCTCTTCCTTACCTTTAGGATCATAAAAGTAATGGTACATACGACCTACTAGAGGCCTTGTACGCTCTTCTAATAATGGATCCTTTAGCAATTGCCTACGATTAATTGAACGAAGGTCTCGTGCTTTATTTCTAAACCAATCTCGTGACTCGTCCGTACGGCGAGCAATTCCCTTTCGAGCAATTTCGGTTTGTAAATTTTTAAATAATGATTCTGTAGCCATACTGTTATTTATACTGAGTTACTTAAGGATTTTAATACCAAGCGATTTAAGAGTATCCTCGGTCCATATAACAAACTTAAGATTATGTTTGAGCGCAAACTCCTGTGCTGCTTCCCACTTTGATTGATTCTTAATGTATGTCAGCGATTCAGAAATATATTTACGAGTACGACGGCCAGGATTTTTTGGCGGAGCAGTTTCTTTTTTTGGTTTTATTTCAACAATGTATTTTTCACCTGCTGTATTTTCAAACCAAAGATCAACGAAATATCTATGGATTTTATTATCCGTAGCGCAACGGTAAGGTATAACAATTTCCTCAGATGACCATGCTACAATTGAATCATTATCATCAAGCCAACGAAATGCATTTCTTTCCCAAAGCGAACGATATACAACTCCATTTGCATCGCCTCGATACTTATCTTTATTTTTTGGTGTAAATCTACCACGGTATGCCATATAAATAATCTCATAAAATTTAAACATTACGGAGTATTTATGGCGAATCTTAGATTCCCTTCCAACTCTCTTGGCGACAATAAGCCTTTTATGTTGTTCAGTACTCATCGAGCGCAATACAATAATATTGGAACTGGGATTAATACGGTTCCAACATTGAACTCGGTTGCGCTCTATTTTCCTGCTGGTTACACAGTTAATGATAATCTTAATTATCAAATGGAATCTACTGGATTGATTGGTGCAGGCTTTGATGCTATGCGTGAAGGCGGCGCTGGAATAAGTATGGATGATGTAAAAAATACTGTAGAAGGTATTCTTACTAATAAAGAAGCGGCGAGTAAAATTGGTGGAGCCGCGGCTGGTGTAGCTGCAGCTGGAATTAAAAGCGCTGGTGCTGCAGGTATTTTAACATCAGCTCTTGGTGCTGGTGGTATTGTTGGTAATGTTGCTGCAGAGCTTTCACAAACATCTCAAATTGCTCTCAATCCTCGCGAGTTTATGCTGTTTAAATCTCCTAGTATACGTACCTTTGCCTTTGTGTTTACTTTTATTCCATCAAATGAAAGAGAGGTTCAAGACGTTCCAGAAATTATAAAGTTTTTTCGTAGAGCATCTTATCCAACTTTAACTGCAGCAAATACAACTTATAATTTTCCTGAAGCATTTAATATCAACATTGGCAACTCTAATAAAGTTATTAAAATACCTGAGGTGGTTTGCACCACGGTTAGTGTTACGTATAATTCAAACTCAATGTCTTACTTTGAAATTGATAATTTGCCAGTTGAAATTACGTTAAACTTAAACTTTCAAGAATTGCAGCCAATCAACAAGTCACTCGTTGACCAAGGATATTAATATATGTCTTACTTTAATAAATTTAAAAAAGGAAGCTTTCGAGTCGGCAATCAAATTATTGAAACTGTTAACATTGCTCATTATACGCAAATTTTTGAAAAACTTGCAGATGATATTTCCTTCTACTCGTACTATACAGTAGTTAACGGAGATAGGTTAGATGTCATATCAGAAAAGCTCTACGGTACGCCTGATTACTATTGGACGATTTTTCTTTTAAATAAAAATATAGTAAACACATATGAAAATTTGCCTAAGGAATATAATGCAGAGTTGATTAAATATTTAGAAGGAAAATATCCTGGATATGCACTTAAGTTAAAGGCAAGTGAAACCTTAGCAGGTAAATTTGAAATATCAGAAGAAGTAACCTTTTCAACTTATTCTGGTACAGTGAGTGGTAAGTTTCCTTCTCTTGGTTATTTGACAATTGACTTAACCTCAGAAGATTCCTTTCCACTGAATCAAGAATTTACTCTTACTGGACAAACCTCAGGCGATACCATACAAATTGCAAACAGTATGCCTTATTATATGGCGCCTCATCATTATGAGGATGACGATGGACAATGGGTATTGTGGACAAATCAATCTTCATCAATTACTTCTATACTAGAGTATGAAAGTGAAATAAATGATCAACAGTCGCAACTTAAAGTCATAAGACCAGAGTCAATATACAATATTGCATCAGAATTTGAAAGACAAATGAGAAGACAATAATGGCAGACAATTTAGATCCTAGGGTAGTAGAGTTAGCTCCTAAAAAATTAAAAGCTATTCGTATTATTGTTGAAAGATACAATAAGGAAATTATTGATATTACATCTTCTATTGCCGAAATATCTTTATATGAATCAATATATGCACCCTTTGTTTATGGTGAACTTATTGTGGTTGATAATTCAGCCATGTTGTCAACTTTTCCGTTTATAGGACAAGAAAAAGTTTTAATATTTTGGGACAGAGAAGATACCACAATTGAGAAGGTATTTAGAATTACTGACGTGTTTGATGTTCGTCAAATCAATGACCAAACTGGCGGATATGGACTATCCATTACTGGCGAAAAGCAAATACGAAACGCAATATCGTTATTTTCAAAATCTTATAAAGGCAATTCCGCAGAAATTATTCAAAAGATATATAAGGAGTTTTTACTTGAAGATTTAGATGTAAAAGCAACTGGCTATCTATCACACAATATTGTTTTTCCTTACATCAAACCATTGCAAGCTGTCAACATGATTCAAAAAGCAACACCTGCTTTTGATAAAACTCCAATGTTTGTATATGATACCGTCTACGGTGATGGTCCTGTTTTAAACTCTATGAAAAATATGTTAGAGCAGGAACCAGTTCTTACTCTGCAAATGAAAAACAATACTAATGCCGATGCTGTAAATGCAACAAGTAGTAGCAAAATACAAGAATTTAGAAATCAAGTATACGGCGTTACAATCAATCGTGCATATAATACGTTAGACCAATTAGGATCAGGTGCATATGCGTGTCAAACTCTTGCTGTTGATATTGGGAACAGAAGTTACAATGTAACTGACTTTGACTTTACTAAGCATGCGCCAACCGTAGGCGGTAAAGATTGGATATCTACTTTTTTTACTTTTGATGATGTTTTAAACTCAACTAATCCTGATAATGTAATTGTAAATGGAATAAGATCAACATCGGCTCCGGTACAATATAAAAATGTAAATGCATATGATGATTACTCTAGTCTTAGTACGGTAGACGAAAATCTTACTGCAGGTATGCGCTCATACTTTAAAAGATTAAAGTCAACTTCCGTAAACGTTCATATGAACTCGGTTGTTGATCTTGAAGCTGGCAAAACGGTTGAACTCGACTATTATCGGTTTTCACCAAAATTGAATGGTGAAGATCCTGAAGATAAAGTCAACTCAGGTGTATATTTAATTGCTGCGCTAAGACATTATGTTAAGAACGGTGAATATACAATGTCACTTGAATTAGTAAGAGACGGTATGGGTGAAAAGGCAAAACTATATGAAAACGGTAACCCTCCTAATTTTGGAAATCCGCCTAGAGTACAAAAATCTTTACTTGCGGAATATGAACCACAGAATGTAAGTCAATCTATTTTTGGAGCTTTGTTTGACAATGAATAATAGTTTTTATATTGGCGTAGTTGAAGATCGTCATGATCCTAAGTCAATGGGTCGTGTTCGCGTACGAGTGTTTGGTCTTCACTCAGATGATCGTGTTAATGAAGTACCCATCGATTCGCTTCCTTGGTCTATGGTTATGCAACCTGCAAATGTATCGTCCACAGCAGGTGGAATTTCTCAGTTAGTTGAAGGCACATGGGTTGTGGTTATGTACATTGATGCTAATCAGCAGGATCCTTTAGTAATGGGCGCATTGCCTTCTACAGTAGGCTCACAACAACCGGATTATACAAAAGGATTTACTGATCCATTTGGCGTATATCCTAAATGGTCAGACGGAACTGCGGATACGACTCTTGCAGGAAAACCAGAAACATATACTGAACACCCCGTATATACAGAACGAGCTCGTACTAAGGTTCCTTTTGTTCCAAAAGCAAAGCGATACAAAGTATCTTCTGTAGCCCCAGATGCTGTAGAGAATGCTTACGAAAGGTCTGAGTGGGCGGAGTTAGAATTACGTGGCGGCCAGGCTTCTCAATATCCGTATAATTCAGTGCATGAGTATGAAGGCGGAATGCTTGAGGAATTTGATTCAACACCTAGCAGTCAGCGCGTAACGCGTATGCATCCGTCAGGTACATATGATGAAGTTATTGTAGACGGAACAAAAACAGTTAAAATTGTTGGCGACGGTTATGAAATTATCATGGGCGCAAAAAATATGTACGTCAAAGGCGACGTTAATATGACAGTTGATGGATCAATGAATCATTTAGTCAAAGGTGATTACACGCTTGAGGTTGGCGGTAATTATTATCAAATGATTGGTGGATCACGAGAATCAAAAATTGTTTTTAACGATGTAAAGGAAGTCGGTCAAGACGTATCAGAAAATATTGCGGCTGAATATTATATGCGATGTGGTAATACGAGATCAGTGAGCGTAGGCGGTGACGAATTAAAATTAGTTGCTGGATCTGCAACACGAGAAATTGGTGTTGATTATGCGTCAACAGTCGGCGGTACAGAGTCTAGATTTACGCGAGGTAACTATGCAAACGTTTCCTTGGCCGACGCGCTACAAGTTACTAAAGGCTCACACCGAATTGAAACTATTGGCTCAATGACCATTGACACTGATGTTAATATGGACATAAAAACCGGTACCAACATGAATGTCGATATTGGTGCAAGTATTATTGAAGATGTTGCAACTAATATTACTTCAACGGTCGGCGGTGCGGTGACTCATGATATTACTGGAAATTCTACATCTAATATTGGTGGTGGATTGACTTACGCCGTTACTGGCGCTGTGGATATTGACGGTTCGACAATCGACTTTAACTAAGAGAAACACTATAATGGCTATAACAGAATTACTGTGCGGACAAAACGGATTATTTACGCAAATAAAAAATGCGCAGGATAGCGTACGTGAAGTTGTAATGATCGGCAAAAACGCTATTGATGCTGTAGAAAATACTATTACAGAAATTGAAAACGTAATACAAACAATTCAAGAAACACCTGAAGTAATTGTGTCTCGCCTGCAGCAGGAAGCATTGAATATTATATCTGTTACTGCATTGAATAATCCTGAAGGTGCGTTGGCTCAGGTACTAGAGTTAAGGGCACGATATCAGGAAGCAGGCCCTGCGGCTGAGCGAGTACTTGATAACCTTGAACGCTTTATTGAAGATCCTTTAAACACACCTCTTGATGTTTGTAATGATATTCCTAATTTAGTGGAAATTGGTGAAACGTTTGTCGAGTTTCCTAAAAAGGCAGTACAGGCAGATCCATCGCAAGAAGTAGAAAACATTAAAGAAACCATTGTTGAAGAATATTTAACTATTTTTGACAATCCTACCACAGTAAGTGAAGAACTCCTTGAAGAGCAGCCCGAACAAACTATTCCAACTACTCCAAAGTATCCACTTCCTGACGTTAGTAATGATATAGTTTTATCAAATAGAGTACCAGTAACAGCTGCAACAGGAATTGGTCCAGGTGCTGCGCACGATGCTGCACTTATACAAGCAGGCAGAGCTCCAACGGCAACGGCAAGTGCAAGGGCAGGAACTTCGCCAGCAGCTGTTACACAAACAAATAAAAATACACCGCCGCCGCCTTCACTTGCAAATCCATTTCCTGAAGGCAAACAGTTTGTTGCAGATGATTTTAAGCCTTCAAAATATGCACGAAATATTGCATCTAAAATAAACAGTTTGCACCCATCAGTTCGTGGAAGATTTGCTGCAGGCGTACAAGATTATATTGCAAATAACTTTCCTGGTCGTGATATCAATGCAACAGAAGGATATCGATCGCCAGAAAGATCTGCTCAATTAGCAGCATCAGGTATTCGTGCAGCACCTGCTGGCAAGTCATGGCATAATTATGGCGCCGCAATGGACATGGCAATTTATGTTAATGGTAGATACGATGACGGTCGACGAGGTGTTACTGAATATACTGGATTAGCTCGGCAATCAATGCAAAAGTACGGATTAGCAAATGATTTAAAAGGCGATACTGGTCACGTGTATGTTGCTGCATTTGGAAAAGGTGTACCAGGTCCAGTGCAAAGAAAGGAAACAACTATTGCACAGTTAGCAAGTTCAAAAGGTATTTCAACACCAGTTGTAAATGAAGCACCTCCGACGGCGGTTGCTCAAGCTCCTAATTCTACTACAACTCCTGAAGGAGCAATTATTACTCAACAAGGTAATACGCAGGTTATTGATGTTAGAACTGTTCAACGGTCTGCAAGAAACGAAGCTATCAGTAATGCCTTGGCCGAAGGAAAGAGCAATCAAGAAGCAGAAAGACTTGGTGAAATTGCTGGTAACAGGGCTGGTAGGAACGCACTTAAAGGCCTTACATAAAAATGTCGACAACTACTTCAAGAGTCATAATTAATATACTCAGTACAGGGGGCGGTGGATCACCTCCTGAGGAAGATCCAACTAATGCTGAAGAATTATACTTTCCTTCGGCATATGAATCACTTGACTTTTTTGTTGAATTTGAATTTTTAATCGAAGAAACTACAGAGCCCGATGAAGAAGAAGGGGGTGAGGCAGAGGTAGTAACTTTTCCAGCCTCAACGGTAGAAACTACCTTTGACTTTGATGCATACAATATAACCTATACAAGCATTAATGATTATACGTTTAGAATTGAAGGTCCAATATTAAATGTTTTTCAAGATCAGTTTTATCAATTTGTTTTGCCAGATTTAAGCACACCGCAATTGCCGTTTGATACCGAAGAAGAGTTTTTGTCACTGATAAAATATCAAAAGCCTGCAAGTAATAGTATTGAATTTGAGTATGACTTTTTAGTAAACAACACGTTTGATGTTTCAGTGTATCAAATTATTATATGGCGGTTTCAAACAGCAGTTAATAATATTGCAAATTTAGTTTCAAAAGGATTAAAATAATGCCAGCAGCCGCAAGAATAGCAGACACAGTTTTATCACCAGATGGTTTTGGTAAGGATTGTGCCTTTCCAGGACAAGTTTCAATAACCATAGGTAATTCTTCGCAAGTATTTTGTAATACAAAAGCAATTCCAGTTGAAGGAAACCCAGTTCCTCAGCATGAAGTCAGTGGTTGCGGTCCGGATGAATCTGTACTCACGACGTATTCTTCAACAGTAAGAATAGGCGGTCTTGGTGCAGCAAGAATCGGTGACAAGTATGGCAATAATATAATAACATCAGGTAGTCCTAATGTTTTCATTGGCGGTTAATAAAGGTTATAAATAA